ATCGCTACCTTGCTTCTTATCCTCTGCCTTACCACGCCACACATCAGGAACATAGAACTCAGGCTTAGTGTCTACATACCTACGACTGATCTCATTCCACCGTAGGAACTTATGCTTAACCAACTGTCGTGCCACAAAGATAGGTGCCTTTATGTGGAATGACGCAAAGCAATGACCGAATGGTGAGAAGTGCTTGTGTTCTGCTAGGTAGTGGATCAGCTTACGATCCTTATCATGTAAGACACCTTTGTCTGCATGTCCCGCTGTAAACTTAGCCCAGCCACTCTTCTTACCAAAGCTAACTCTTGCTGCGTTCACTACACTCAGGTCAGTACCCATGTAGTCTATTAGTGTTGCATCAATCATCTGTAGTCTCCTTTAGTATTTCTATTGCCTCTACCTCTGTCAGTTTAAACCACTCACCATTGTCATGCTTGTTCCAAGGGTGTGCCGTCTTGAACGCCGCCAGTGTGTGTGCCTTACGTTCCGCTACGTTACGATCCTCAAAGTGTACTGAGTACACCAGCTTGTAGTCTCGCATAGGTGAGCTTGTTTGGTAGCCACTGAGCCTGTCTTCTGCATCAAGTGCCTTACCTATCTTTACCCACTCAGGCCATGCATCATTTACAATAGCGTACACATACCCTTCTTTGATTTGACTGTAGTTGTTTAACGAACCAAAGGCAAGATCACCAAAGGATTTATAACGTCCCGCTTTGTACAACGGATGTTTCCTTGCTACATACTTTCCGTTTACATACATACGTCCATTGTTAGTGACACCCATCTTTCTTTTGTGGCAGTCTATGCATCTGTAACATTTATTTAGTAACATCGTTTCGTATTGATTATCATTTGTTAATTCAACGTTACATGAATCACAACATCTAACATCTTGATCCATCATCAGAGGTATCATGCTACGTACCTCGCAGTCTTGTACTCAAGGTCTGTATGCACAATGCCGTGCCAGCCAGACAGTTTGTTCTTGACCACGTTGATGTGACGCTGAAGGTCTTCTTCTTCTTGTCCCTCAACGGTAGGGTTCTTAGAGATCATGAACATCAGGTCAGCTTCTGCCGCCTTACCTGTCCGACTACCTTCCATCATGGCTTGGTTGAGTACAACCTTACCTTCTGCCTCTGCCGATAGCTGAGACATGTAGAATACGGCACACTCTTGTTGCTTGGCTATCTGCCTAGCTTGTATGGCGTTAGCCTTGAGTGCCTCGTCAGGACGGGCGAAGCCAGCCATGCGTGAGAACTTGTCACCCATGTCTAGTATAACTATGTCAGGTTTGTATGACTTGCATACGGACTCAACCCAATTCATGTCACGGCCTGTAGCATCTTTGAACATAACGTTGTCACGTATCTTGTTGAAGATAGCCATTGCCTCAGACTTACGCTTGACGATCTCATGCTTGTCCATGCCAGTTGCCGCTGTGATGTAGCGGTGGGCAACACGGTGGTAGCCTTCCTCATTACACAGTACGATTGTCTTAGCACCCTGCCATGCAAAGCCACCCGGTGCCGCCACAAGGGATGCATGAAAGGATGTCTTGCCTGTGTTAGGTCTAGCACCTACCTCAATCAAGTGACCAGCATTGATGCCCTCAACCTTACGTGTCAACGTAGGTATGTTGAATGTCCACTGTGACTCAAGGTCAGTCATGGCAAGGATAGTATCAAGGTCAATGTCTTCCCATTGTATCTTGAGGTTAGGGGTGAAGTCATCACCATACAACTCAAGCATCTGACGTAGTGGATCAAGGCTTGTCTTGCTACCATTAACGTAGTCAAATCCAAGGTTGGCAATGTCCTCGCCTATCACCTGTTGGAATAGCTTAGACAGTACGTCCTGTGCTATGTCACTGCCCATGACTTCTTGCTTAGTAACTTGTACAAACAGTACGCTGTATGCTTGGCGCTGGGCTGTAGTAAGTGTGGCGTTCTCTGCCATGAATAGTGCTTCGATCTCAGCAGGTGTGACGGTACGCTCATAGCGATCCATAGCACTGTCGATGGCTTGCTTGATCTTACGCACATCCTTGCTGAACAAACGGTCAGGACAACGTGCGCCCTTGTGGTCATCGTAAAATTCTTTGTCCATAAGGCTACGGATAAGGGATAGTTCCATTGGTTATTCTCCTAGGGTTAAAAGGTTAGCCATGTCGGTTGGCTCTTGGTATTTGAGATCATCGGTTAGTCGTAGCACCTTGACGTTATCAACGTAGCTACGTAATTCTTTTGCGAACTGCAGGGTCTTGGGTAGTGCGTCAGGGTCTAGTGCAATTATTGCCGTTGAGAACTGCGATAAGTATTCCTTGTGTCCAGTTGATAGTGATGTACCCAACACTGCGACCCCAACACATCCATCACTATCACCTACAACTGCGGCACTTATGCAGTCCTCAACAACTACAGCAGTTTTACCACGGCCTGATACGTATGGCAAGTAACTTTTTCCATAGCGTTTCCATTTAGGTATTCGTTTACCCAATGATCTACCCGTAGCATCTACTGTAACTCCATCATGCACAACAGGGAACACCACACGATGTTCCTTTACATCATACAATAGTCCTAGGTCTTGTGCATCAAGCTCCCACTCATTACAAAAGGAAGCAATCTTTTTGTAGTCTCTTACAAACCATTCAGGTTTAATAAATGTTGCAACGTGTGTCTCATCTGCAACAACATGAAGAAACTTTCGTATGTCATCCGCTGTCATTGATACGTTAGTACCACCTGACAACGAACAACTAGCCTTGTAACAATTCCATATAACAGAACCCATGTCATTGGTCACAGTAAATGTGTTCTTAGTATTACATAATGGACAAGTCATACGTCTTGTCTCACCACTTACTAGTGATAGATCACTTATAATACTATTTATATTCATATGTTATATCACTTTCTTTGTTACTCGTTAAGTACTCGATTGTACACGAACGTTTCTTTGTGTCAAGGCATTATTTGCAGCATCGTAAGTATGCTTCATGTATGGTTTCACAGAAGACACATTATTGTGGCCTGTCACTGACATTAGTTGCCCAATTGGTACACCTTTGTCAATCATCTGTGTCACCCCTGTCCTACGTAAGTCCATAAGTCGTAGTTCTTCTGGCAACTTAGCCAGCCTCATTACCCTACGTCCTACCTTTGATAGACGTTCCATTGCATACGGTTGGTACTCACCCATCACTGGCCTTGGATGTGGTGCTACGTATGGTTGGAACCCAAACTGTACCGACTGTTCAATCAGCATAGCCGTTAGCTCAGGGGAGATAGGAAGCTCTACGTCAGCCCTACGTTTGCTTTGTTCAAGTTTGAGTACCCTACCCTCTAAATCAAGGTTACCCCACTGTAACGTCCTCATATCGCCTAGTCTCTGACACCATTCGTATGCCATCTGTACTATCAGTCCGATACTTCTGTACTCGTAGTCACTGTAGGCTGTGTCAAGAAACTTGATTACATCCCCATGTTGCCACACTACCTTGCGTTGTGGTGTAGTGTATCTCTCAATCTTAGACCACGGGTTCTGATACGTATGCTCCATCTTGATTGCATAGTTGTACACCCTACTGGCACAGGTAGCGGCATGGTTAGCAAAGCTGATGCCACGCTTGACCCATTCCTCATACGTAGCCTTAGCCATCTTCGATGTCACCATCTCATACTTACGTGTACCCAAACTCTGGTGGAGAATTGTAAGGAAGTATCTGTAATCCACTTTAGTATTGTCACGTAACATATTGAAATCATTAGATTGATAGTACATATTTATTAAGTCGGTAACTCTACTGCTAGGCTTTAGTTGTATAACCTTTGCCAATGCAGAACGATAGGTATCAATGGCATCATTGTGTACCTTAACAAGTTGTCGCACCTGCTTGAGGTCACTGCCGTACTCTTCTCGTACAACTACGTCCTCATCTACAAGAACTTGTGGCGGGTTGAAACGGTAGGAGATGTCACCCGAAGGTGACACCCTTTCTTGTACGTATCTAGGTAGCTTTGCCATTAAGCGGCTTCCAACTCAACGAAAAGTTTATCGCTGACCCACTTAGATACCTCTTGCTCACGTGACCACATAGACATAGCCTGTGTGTCGTTGCCAGTGTTACGTAGGTTGAACCCATTACGTTCGTCTGCATAGGTAGCATAGTTAGTCATAGCACTATACAAAGCAAACTTATTGTGACCACGGGTTTCTGCCTCACTCATGTACAAGCTATACATCTTCTCAGACTTACGCTTAGAGGCCAGCATACTATCAAGCAGTGTGCTTACATCTACATACTTGAGGCTAGTCTGCGCCCATACCTGCATCTTTTCTGCATGGGTATAGAAATCAGTCCTAGCTCTATTCAATTCATAGATAAAACTATCCATTGTAAAGTTAGATGTGTTCTTCTTACGCACCTTGTCGTGATCACCACTGATGCAACCATTAGTGCAGAAGAAATCAATTGCACCAAAGAAAGCCTGATTGCTACACGATCCATCAACCCCATGCAGACTAACGATCCTGTTACCTACAGATGTCTCAAACTTATCTGTCGTGATAGTTTTGGTGACGTTAGGCAGGGTGATGTCAAGCATAGCCCATGCACCATTACGTGCAGTACTAAAAGAAAAGTCTGCATCTTCTAGGTCATGGGCATTTAGTGTCTCCGTTGCAGTGTCAACGACACCACGAAAGAAGTCTCCATGTGATGCACACTGGAAAGAATTACCAACAATACCAATAGGTTCTGCTGTCTCTTGATTTATTACGTACTTCTTATCCTTCATTCGTGTAGGCTCAAAGGCTACATCAAAGTCTAGGTACTCTGGAATATCAAACGGCATATTGTTCTCCTTATGTTTATGTGTACGGCAACTGTGCCATAGTTGTATATATATTACAACACATTACTATTACCCAGACTTATTCATAAAACTTGTGTGACCCATAAGTCACAGTAGTATTAAGTGAGGCACTCCAGTATGGGTTAACATATCGTGCATGGTAATGAGTAGCTCCCTTAGTTAAGTCAGCAACCTTACCACGTAGTACACCATCAGCT